AGTTGCTGCCGTCGAGCGTGACCAGATCGTCGTTGATGTAGATGTCGCCGATTTCCTGCACCTCGTGGCAGGCCAGCGCGATGATGAGATGCAGGTAGCCGTTGGTGGCGACGCGCCCACCGCTGACGGCGTTGCGGGTGGAGACAAAGAGCAGCGGCCCGGAAGCCTTGACCTGCCCGTAAATAATTTTCGCGTTTTCAACCGAGCTGCGGATGATGTCGCTTCGCCCCAGCGCGGCCTTGGCGAAATCAAGCGCAGGGCTGGATTGTTTTTTGGAGAGCATCGCGGCCAGCGCCGAGACGCCGAAACTGACGGCCGCGCCGACAATGACGGGCGCGAGCGCGGAAACAATGGAGCCCAGCAAAAAGCCGGCGCCGGCCGCGAAGCCGACAGAGCTGGCAATCGCGATGGCCGCGACAATAACTTCAATAACGCCCGGCATGCAGACCCCTCTGGATTTCTTTTAGAAGCGCCAGGCGGTTTCGCACGAAAGCGTGGGGACGGCAGCCAGGCCGCCATGGAGGCCTGCGAAAAAGCTGGTGCTCCCGTAGCACATCCCTACGGCGGATTGATAAAAAACGATGTCACCACGGCGCGCGAATGTAACGGACACGCGCTCAAAAATCGTGTCGAGATAAGCGGGCAGGCTACCGTATTTTTTCCGGATTGCCCTCGCCGCGCCCTTTTCTGTTTTGTAGCGACCGCGGAATTCCGCGGCGAAATCGCTGCCGCTCATCGCAAGCAGGCAGTTGGCCACGAAGGTGGCGCAATCGTGTGTACCCCAGCAAAACGGTAATTGTTGGCCGGCATCGATGCACTCGGCCAGCTGGTGCTCCCAGCCTTCCCTGCGCCTGCTCATCGCTCGGGCGGCTCCGGCTTGCCCCAGTAGATTTCTTTTTCCACGGCCTGCTCCACATAATCAAGGCCCTTGTCCTGGGGGAAATAAATCTTGTGATCCGCGGCATTGTAGCGGCGGATACCGGGCCGCTCCCAGTCGGCCATGATGCTTTCAATCGTCACTTCGATGCCGGGCGTCCTGCCGAGCGTGATGACCTGGTTGTCCATGCGCCCTTTAAAGAGAGTGATGGGATCGCTGATCAGCTGGTAGGAAGCGTTGAGCAGGCCTAGAAAGAGCGTTGCCGCTCGGCCCTGGTAGTGTTCTCCCAGGGCCCGGCTCACCTGGGCGTTTTCGGTGGCGGCGATGGAGAGGCCCAGTTTGTTCGATTGCAGCTCCGCCGTTTCCTCCACCGACGAAACTTTCCCCAGCGTTCCAACGCCGGTGTAGGTGTCGCCGTTAAACGTGAGGCTCCCTGCGCCGGTGTGCGCGTTCACGTTGCCGCTGCTGTATTCCAGTTTGGCGAGCAATACGGCCCGCAGGTGTTCCGCAACGGATGCCGTGATCATCCCGGCCGTAATACTGCGGGGCATTAGAAAAACGCCTCGATGGCCGACAGTGTGAACCCGTACATCAGCACCTGATCGACATCCCACCCCGGATCATCCATGTCGAGCATAAACGTGGTGACCGGATTGGTGACGGTGATGGCGTTGTTGTCGCCGGGGGAATTCCGCAGGGCTGGCCCGAAAGTCAGCGTGGCGTTGCCGGAGCCGTCCGAGTTGCAGTCTTCGGTGATCATTTTCAGCTCACCGTTCACGGCAAAGTAATCGCCCTTTTTCATGATGCCGGTTTGTGAAGTCGTCCAGCCATCGGTAATCAAAGTCGTGCCTGTCTGGCTGGCGCCGTTCACCAGCGGCGTGCCTGTCCCCACTCCGCGGGGTGTTCGCTTCGCGGGGTCAAAGCCGTAAAACCGGCCGGCGCGGCCGTTGAGCGAAATCAAAAACGCTTTCATGATGTCGGCGTTGGCGCTCTGGAGCGGTTTGAAAGTCCAGTCCAGGCGCCAGCGCTGGCCGGGAAATTCAACGGTTTGCGTATGGCCGGACAGCGGGCTGGTGTGCGTCATCGTGTTGGTAACAATGCGGAACGTGCCCGTGGCGATAGCCGCCACGACTTCGGTGGGAATGGTGCTGGGCATTTACCGGCGTCCTGTCGTTTTCGCCACCAGGCCGCCTTTGTTGACCGTGGCGCTGTAATGTTTCGCCGCTTCCTTATTCAGCCAGGGCGCTGCCGAAATTATTTCGGCGCGGATCTTTCCCTCGATGCCGGGGTGGACATTAATGTTTTGCACCACGGTGACGCCCCCGCCCCCCAGCTGGTGATTGGGCTGGATGTAACCCCCACTGCGGCCGGGGTAGAAAAGCTCCGGCCCGCGCTCGCCCACCACGATGGGTTTGCCGCCGGGGGTGAAACCGCCATCGGCAAAAAACCCGCCGAATAAGCTGCCGATCCCGTTAAGCAGGTGACCCATGAGGCCGGAACCCCCTGATCCACCTGACGATCCACCGCCGCCCGTTAATGCTTTAACCAGGGGCTCAATAACCCTGAGCCGTATAATTAACCGGGCCATATCCTCCAACATGGAAGCGATGAGAGACTTGAACTCGAATTTTCCGGTTTTGAAGCCCTGAATAAGCGTGTCTTCAAATTTCTGGCCAAAGCCTGTGATGAGTTGATCCCATTGGCTAAATGCAACCTGCCCGGCAAGTTGAAATTCTTCTGTAGCTTCAGTGGCTTCCTCCAATGGGGCCAGCATCGTGGAGGCAAACGACAACCCATTATTCCCGACGGTTTCCGGCAGTGCGGAAGCGACAGTGCCTCTCTTGAGTATTTCCTGAGTGCCGGGCGGGCCTTTTGCCTTCCAAAACTCCTCCCGCGCCTTATTGGCTTCCTCAATCTTTTCGGCCAGCCATTTGAAGGCATCGCCCATCTTATTGATTATTTTTGTGATGCTGTCCAGTGTGTCTTCGCCGCCGCCGATCGCTTTGATGAGCGCCTTGAAGCCCTGAATCAGCGGATCGTGCTTCAGCATCCAGTCGCCCCATGCTAAAACCAGTTTGATAGTGCCTTCGGTGAGGTTGAATACTGCCGAGATTGCGGCCCCGATCTCTTTTTCGTGCTCGTTTAAAAACTTGTTGGCGCCGATGAGCGCGTTTTTGACGTGCTCCAGCGTGTCCTTGAAGCCGGCGTTTTTTGCGATCAGTCCGCCCAGCGTTTCCTGCACGTTGTGCCAAAGGTTGTTGATCTGCGTGGTGGCCCCCGTGAGTGTTTCGGTTTTGGCTTTCGCCACGTCAAAAGAATCGTTCAGCTGCGCGTGCAGCTGCGCCATCCGCTCGGCTGCCGTGGCGTTTTTGTCCAGCTCGATGCCGTAGCGTTTGACAACGCCCACGTTGCCGTCGATGGCTTTTCCGGCCAGCATGGCCGCTTTCTCAAGATCGATCCCCAGCTTTTCAGACAGGGCCACGATGACTTCTTGCCCTTTTTTGAGATCAGGGCCGTTGAGCGTTTTGGCGAAGCTCGCCAGCGTGCCGGTTGCCTTGATCAGATCGTCGTCATCCACGGTGGTGACGGCCATGATGGCCTCGGCGCTTTCTTGCAGCTGCTTGGAAACTTCGGCGGAAAACCGCCCGGTGGAATCAAGCACGGCGTTGAGCTTGTTCACTGCCGTTTCGGCCTCGGCGTAAGCCTTGACCATATCGCCCACCTGTTGGATGGCGGCGTTGAAAACCATGCTGCCCGCCATCGCCACCACGGCCACCTGAACCATTCTGAAGCCGTTTTTCATGCTGGCCAGGTTCTTGTTCATTTTTGCCGTGTTGCTGTTGAGATCCGCCGTGGCCTTTTTCAGCGCGCGCTCCAGCTTCGCGCCGTTGGCGTCCAGCTCGATTGTGACTGTTCCGGCCTTGGCCATGGGTTACCTTCCGCGCTTCAGCGCATCGAAATTTCGGTCACACTCATCCGCCAGCCGCCGCTCATCGGCTTCCTCTGCGCGGATATGATCCAGAGCTACCCAGTGGGTTAGCTCCCAGCCCGGCATTTTTAAAATGTCGGTGACAGTAGTGCCCAGCCGCTCGGCAAGCTCGAAAGAATAGCGGAGCAGCGGGGCGTTTGTTAGTTTCCCTTTGCGATCTCCACAGCCTCATTGTTGATGGCGTTCACTTTGGCAACCGCCAAAACGAGTGCCTGAATGAGACGGAAGCTTTTTTCAGCGAGCTTTGGAATGTCCTTTTCCGAGAAAAGAAGCGTTCCCTCTTCATCGCAAATTCCCAGCGCGATAATTTGTTCAAAAAGCTGCCTGTCTTTTGCCTCGTCGCCTCTGGCCTGTTCCAGCAATTGATCCAGTTTTAAGCGATCCGAGCTGTTCACCTGCTTTACGAAAACCGTGCCAAAACCCTTGATGATGACCTCGACCGGTGCGTCATCCATTGAAAGAATTTGATCCCGTGTCAGGCCAGCAGATTTAATTTTCTTTGCCATGATGTTTCTCTCCTCTCGAGCAAAAAAAGGGGGCCTCGTGGGCCCCCAATAAACAACTGCGCTTAAATCTAAAATTTAAGGTGTGATGTCGCGCACGATGGCCGCGTTCGCGCCGCCGCCGGGCACGATGGTGATCGGCGATTTGGCGAGCTCGCCCACGCCGCCCATCAAAAGGGTTTCGCTGGTGATGAAGCCCTGCGCCTGCCATTCCGGGTTGTTGGCGCTGATGGCGTCCGTTTTGCTCGGGCGGATAGCCAGGGCGACGACGCCGGCCTCAAAAGCCGTGTTCAGGATTTCGCCCAGCAGGTTATCCGCATAGTCCGCACGGAATTCTACCTGCAGGTTCCAGTTGATGAGGCCGGGCAGGTTGCTGTGCGTGGTCATCCCCATGGTGGTGTCGTCCTGGGCTTCACGCTCGCGCGCAAACGTAATGCTCTTCACGTAGGCGGAGAGATCGTTGCCGTTGAGTGAAAAATAGGCGTCGGTCAATACCTTGGCTGCCATAGGCGTCAAGCTCCTTCGATGTATTTGCTAAATGTTTTTATTTCCGGCCGAGGATCACGGCGTAGTTGAAGCTGGGCGCTGCGCCGCTGACTGTCGCCCGCCGGACGCGCCAGTAATCGTCCCCAATGGCGCCGGCCACGTAAGTGAACTGGCTGCCGATGGCGCTCACGTTGCTGAATGTGATGCGCGTGGTGGCACTGGTAAATCCGGAATTGTCATCGCTCTCCACGATGAGGCCCAGCACATCCGCGGGGTCAACCACGTTCCACACGTGAAGAATGGCGTACATGCGCTGCGCGGCGCTAAGTGTGCCCAGCTGCCTGCCGGTGCCGTTGCCCGTGGTGGAAACGGCGGTTTTGTAATCCATCAACGTGCCGTAAACGATCGGGCTGTTGTTGGCTTCGATACTCGCCGAAAACTTTTGCAGCCCGCCCACTTCCCCGTCCAGCGGCGTATAGCTCGCCTGCATGGCCTGCAGGAAATGGGCGATGTCGCCTTCGGTGGTGCTGTGCGGGAATGAGATGCCGAGGTTATCCGCCACCTGCGCGGTGTGGAGTGCTAGGTCATGGTTATCCGCGGTTTCGTAGCGTCCCTCAATCTGGCCCTTCACGCTGATGAGCCCTGGCGTGTTACTGCGGGTGCCGAGACCCAGCGTTGTGTCGTCCAGGGCGTCGCGGCCGCGCTCAAGGCGCACGGCGCTCACTCGCGACTGGATATTGTGGCCACCCCACAGGATGACGTGGTTTTTTATAATCTCTGCAGCCAATGTGAAAACCCCTTACTCTCGGTAGATCACCGTTGTTTCCAGCACGCAATGAAACGTGCGCGAGGCCTCGTCGAAGCCGAGGTCGATTTCGTTTTCAATAAAAATGGTGTCGATTTGCACGGTGCCGGTACCGCCATAGCGTTGCAGTCCTGCGCGCACGGCGTTGCAGAGGTTCCGCGCGCCGTCGTAGTCATCCGCGAAGCAGTTGAATTGGAAACGCGCCCACACCACGCCGGAATCGGCGCCCATCATTGGGGCCCGCTGGGCCCCAACGCGCTCAAACGAGAGGCACGGGTTGGTTTCGGTCTGCGGCACCATGCCGGGATAAGCCCGGCAGTTGTCGCCGGTGCCGATGAGGTCCGTGATCCCGGAAACGGCT